ATATGTTTCAAAAAATCGCTAATGTTTTGAGTATTATCTCATTTGTAATGGTAGCTTCCATGAGTGGTGGAGCGTACTTTGGTTACAAGTATGTAACTTCAGAAAACTTTAAGAGCCGAGTTATGAATGAAATTCTTGGTAATGTACAAGGTATGATGCCAAAGATGCTAGATAAAGGCTTACCTGAAGTTACAGGGCCATCTATACCAATTAAAGTAAAATAAATGTTAATACCAATATTTGCTATTTTTCTAGCAATTTTAATTTATTCAACTTGTGCTTTTGCAATGTATAAACATTTTTCTGATAAAGCTAATTCTTACATGCGTAAATGAACTGCTGGCACTGCAAAACTGAGCTAATTTGGGGTGGAGATCACGATATAGAAGAGGATTTTCAACCTGTTATGTATGCAGAATATTCAATGGTGAGCAACTTTTCTTGTCCAAAATGTGATTCATTTGTAGAAGTTTATAAGCGAAGAGATGCCTACGATTGAGATACCTCGTTTTAACATAAACAAAGTCAAGATTCATAAAGTGCCGATATGGAATCCTAACGTACCAATATTAAATAATATAAGTAAACCTATAGTTGATATACCTGGTTGTGTAAGAGTACATAGAAATAATCTTACAAGTCTTATTGATAGTGATAAAGATGAATACGGCACATATACAGAATGTGGTAATTTCAGTATTCCTAGTTTTGAACCTCTACAGTACAACCCCAACGAATTTGTATATACGCAGTCAGAAACCCCCCAAAATCAGGAACAGGAGTTTGTCCAACCTACTGTAGAACCTCCAAAATACGAACCAAAAAAGAAAAAAGATGAAATACTTTTTGTTGCTTGCCCTGGCAAAAAAGATCAAAGAGTTGGAGATTATCGTAACGAATTTAAACTGGAGCGTGTCACCGGGCATGAAAGAAGCGAAGATGGTACTGAATGTATAACCTTGTATGAAAGCACTAAATTCATCGAGCAGTACATACCGAATCCTCCACAGCTTGTTAGCACTGCTGTTATTGCTACTGTCGCTGCCTCTACTCCACTACTGCTTAATATTGTCAAACCCTTAGTAAAAAATTTAATAAAGAAGCTGACAAAGAAGAAAAAAGATGTAGAATAATTATCCGTAGATGAGTTTAATACCCGTGACTTATCTACTGGGTAAATTTGTGAGTGTGCGGTATAACTTGGTTTGGAGGCGGTTGAACAACGACCCCCTCACATAATTTTGCAAAGTTGGATTTTGGGTCGAAATATATTCCCTTTAACATCAATTCTCCACAATTTTTCAATCTTGCGATTTCATAGTTGAGCAACTTTGCATTTAGTTCTTGCTTTTGTAAATTTATTTGTGTATTAGCTGCATCAAGACAAGAATCTTGAAATCTATTATCTAGCGGAATATTAAACGTAAGTGCGAATCCAAAGTTAAGTCCTAAAGAATCTTTGTTACCGCTATAGTTTTCTTGATAGTAGAGTACGTTCCCTGGATTATCAGGGACACCATTATCATCATCGTCTGTTGGATCGTACACGGGCGTATGATAAATGTAATCTTGAGGTCGTTTTTGATTAAATGATGTAGTGACAAATGGGCTTACTGTCATTTGTGGTCCAGAACACTTGATATTATTTCCATATGTATTTTCTACCATTGGCCCACCTAAAACTTGCGTTGCAAAATTAGAGACTGAACCACTAGCAGAGGCAGAAGGAGCAGCAGTATTAGATGTGTTAGCTAATACAGGATTACCTAACAGACTTATTGCGAGAAGATAGTTGTGGTATCTGTTACGCTTGTACTTTGGATCGTTCGAGTTATGTCGGTTACGGATTCCATTCCAGGTGCTTGATAAACTTCTGTAAATTGAAAAGCGTCTCCAGGATTTGATTGAGTCCAGTTTGGTCTTTGATCTAGATTTAATCCCTGCCATGTATGCGTAGTTCCGTTTATAGTTTCACTAACTGAGGTAGCTGCTGGAGTAATAGAAGATCCGTCATGCTGAATCCCTGATCCTGTGACGGAGTAAAGAAACCCAGAATTATATTCTGTTGTTCGTATAGTCTCT